TCACAATTCTCAACTGCTATCATAGCCTTAGACCCTGATGCAATGCCCAAAACACTAGCCTTTGCAAAAGAGTTACGAGGATATGTAAATGACGTAAAAGTATTGAGACTGAAAGATGATTTAAAGTACGGAGAAGAAGAAGATATAAACAACTTATACAAACTAACCCCAAAGGAGAACCAACATGGAACTATCACTACTACGTAGCCTAATGAACAAAGACTTCTATGAAGACCATAGAGGTGCTAGGTGTCCTGATAGATTGTTTAGCAAAGATGCTAGAACTATCAAGCATACCATAGACAAAGCGATAAAGAAGTATGACAGGGATGTAACCCCTGATGAATTAGAGGCTCTGTTCTTATCAAGCAATCCTGCTATGACAACTGCACAGAAGCACGGATACTCTGCATTGTTTAATGATATTAAAAAACAGAAGCCTATGGGTGCAGACATAGCACAGGATGTGTTAGCTAAACTATTCCAACAAGTTATTGGAGAAGACGTAGCCAATCTAGGCTTTGACTTTGTGAATGGAACACAGACTAGTATGAAACCATTACGTGACTTGCTAGAGAAATACAATGATGACTTCACTCCTGAAATGAAGATAGAATGGGATGATATATCATTTGATACTTTGATGGCTAAACAGAGTCAGCAAACAAGGTGGTCATTTAACCTACCTGAACTAGCTAGGAAGGTTGAAGGTGTCAATGGTGGCTATCTCGTAGAGGTAGGTGCTAGACCTAATACAGGTAAGACTAGCTTCCATGCATCACTACTTGTAGGGGATAATGGTTTCGCTAGGCAAGGTGCTAATTGTGTAGTCTTGTGTAATGAAGAGTCTTATGATAGAGTAGGGTTTAGATATCTGACTGCTTCATCCAACATGGATAAGTATCAGATAAAAGATAATCCTTCTGAAGCTAGGAACAGATACAAAGTTGTCTCTCCTAACCTAAAGATAAAAGATGTGACAGGAGAGGACATGACATGGGTAGAAAGTATGTGTAAGAGTGTGAAGCCTGATGTCGTAGTGATTGACATGGGAGATAAGTTTGCACGTACTGCAGGTTATGCTAGACCTGACGAAGCACTCAAGGCAAATGCAATATATGCAAGACAGATTGCAAAACAATATAATTGTGTTATATTCTACATGTCACAACTTAATGCAGAAGCAGAAGGTAGACAGAGACTTAATCAAGCAATGATGGAAGGCTCACGTACAGGTAAGGCTGCAGAAGCAGACTTAATGATACTAATAGGACAACCTGCAAGTGTTGAAGGTGTTACTGACGAATCAACTATGAGACATTTGAATGTTGTTAAGAATAAAATTACAGGTTGGCATGGCATGATAAACTGCAACATCAACCCACACACAGCGAGGTACAGTGCATGAAACTAACATTAGACGTAGAAAATACAGTAACGAAAAGAGATGGGAAGATGTATCTAGACCCATATGAAGCTACCAATAAATTGGTTATGGTAGGTTGTTTAACAGATACAGGTAATGAATATCTATATAACATGGATATGGATGGAGAAGCATACGTTGGTGTGCAGGAGTTGCTCGACCAAGCTACTATCCTTATAGGACATAACATAGCTTATGACTTGATGTGGTTATGGGAATGTGGCTTCAGGTATGAAGGTCCTGTCTTTGATACTATGCTTACAGAGTATATATTACAACGAGGTATTAAAGAACCTTTGCATTTAAAAGACTGTGCATTGAGGTATGACTTGGAGACTAAGAAAGAAGATACCTTGAAAGAATACTTTGCAAAAGGTTATGCCACAGATGAGATACCTAGACATGAATTGTCACAGTACCTATCTGCAGATTTACATGCTACACAGCAGTTATCTGATGAGCAGAATAAAAAGCTAAACTCTGTTAAGTATGCTCATCTTATGGACACAGTTATACTTACAAATAAAGTATGTAGAACGTTAGCAAGAACACATAGGAATGGTTTTAAAGTAGACGAGCCTGTGTTAGAGTCTGTGAGAAAAGAGTTTGAGACAGAGAAGCAAGAGATAGAAAGCAGATTATCTATACAGGTAAGAAATCTTATGGGGGATATGCCTATCAATCTTAATAGTCCTGAACAAATGTCTTGGGTTATCTACAGTAGAAAGCCTAAAGACAAAGCTATGTGGGCAAACGAGTTTGTTCCTCACATGAGCAAGGAAGACTTTAGATATGCAGTAAAAGATAATTCTGATATTGTATTTAAAACAACAGCACTTATGTGCAAGACCTGTAATGGCACAGGCAAGATAAGAAAGGTAAGAAAAAATGGAACTCCATTCGCTAATCAAAATAATTGCATTCGTTGTGGTGCTAGTGGTTATACTTTTACTCCCACTAGACAAGTAGCAGGACTAAGGTTTAATGCACCTAATGCTAAGTGGGTATCTGCTAATGGCTTTGGTGTATCCAAAGGTAATCTAGATATACTACAAGGCATGGCAAATAGAGCAGGTATGAAAGAAGCGAGTGACTTCTTACAAGACTTGAAGAGATTGTCTGCATTAGATACTTATCTATCTTCTTTTGTAGAGGGTATCAAGTCTCATATAAAGACAGATGGTATGTTACATGTGAGACTATTACAACATAGGACTGCAACAGGCAGATTTAGTGGAGCAGACCCTAACATGCAGAACATGCCTAGA